ACAGGCAATGCAGACCATTATGCACAAATCTACACATATGGTGGAGATAATAATGATATATTTTTTAAACAATCAGGCAATGGCAATAAAACACTTAATCTTACAGTAAGAACTGATAATGGTGAGCAAGAAGTCATTCAAGCAGGAAGCGGTACTCATACAGCAACAATAGATTTAACTGGTGCATATACAACAGACTTAAACCTAACACAAAATAGTGGTACTAATCAATCATATACATTAACAAATAACTGTCAAACATCGTCTGGATGCTCTGTCTCTGTTACACAGAACTAATGGAAGAAACTTTAACAGATAACAGTCCTTGTATAGGAGTATGCACTTATAACATGTATGAGTACTGTATAGGGTGTAAAAGGCACGAACTAGAGGTAATAGACTGGTACGATTTTTCAGAAGAAAAGAAAAAAGGAATCTTAAAAGACTTAGAGGAAAGGAGAGTAAATGTTTGAAGATACGTTATGGATTTACACAAGTATAGCGGGAGCTATGCTAGGTGCTGCGGCACTATTTTATATAAAAGATACTAGAGTAGGTTTATGGGGCTATGGGATATTTGATAGTATCTTAGACTACCTTAGAGATAGGTACGGGTGGACTTGGTTAGACCAAGACCCTGATGCTTGGAAAAAGGTAAACCCTAAGATAGCTACTAAGATAGAGCAGCTAGAGGCCCGAATAGAAGAGCTAGAGCAACCTAATGGTTGGTTAAGCAAGTAAAGGAGATACGATGAGTATATCAAATAAAACAGTAAAGCAAAGAAGTTTACTCTTTGCAAAACTAGCGGCAGATTCATATGGTAAAGAAGATGCTATAAGAGATGTTGTACGAGAGTATGGGTTTGGTGTTCATACTTTTTATAATGTTGGAGGAGCGCAGGCTTACAGATTCGAAAACGAAACTGACGTTGTAATAGCCTGCAGAGGCACACAACCTACAGAATTTAATGACTTGGCTGCGGATTTAAAAGCATTCCCAGTTAAGGCAGAAACAGTTTCAAGAGTGCATAGAGGGTTTAAAGCAGAGGTGGACGAGATATGGCCTACTATTGGTAGAGACCTAAAAGACGTTAAGGACAAAAAAGTTTGGTTTTGTGGACATTCTTTAGGAGCAGCCATGGCTACTATAATGTCAGCAAGATGTGCAGCAGCATATACGCTTCCTAATCCTGTGCAACTATATACATATGGTTCTCCTAGAGTGGGCTGGCCAAAGTATATAAGGTCGTTAAAGGTCGAGCATATTAGATGGAAGAACAATAACGATATTGTAACTAGTGTACCTCTTAGAGTAATGAACTACAAACATCATGGTAAACTACATTATATTAGAAGCGATGGTAGTATAAACTCTACAGGGGTATCTAATTGGTTTGCTAGACTAAAAGACAGACTGCGTGGTATGTTTTTAGGACTTGCAAAAGGTAAGGTAGATAACTTTTCGGACCACGCAATGGTAGGGTACATTGAGCACATTGAAAGATGGAATGGGTTCTACAAGAAATTATAGATATGACATTAACAAAACAAGCCGCACACGTAATGCTAGACCGTCTTGAGCACAGAGGCTCAGGGGTAGGTATACGTGTGGGGGTGAGAACCGCAGGATGTTCGGGGTATTCTTATACCCTAGAGTACGTTGACTCAGTAGATGCTGAAGATATTGTATTCAAAAATAGAGGAGTAAATCTTATCGTTGACGCTAAGAGTCTATTGTACTTGTCAGGTACAGAAGTAGACTATCAAAGGCAGGGGCTTAATGAGGGATTTGAATTCTACAATCCACAAGTTAAGGCAGCTTGTGGATGCGGGGAGTCTGTAACATTTAATTAACCAAGGAAAATAATGACAACAAAAATAATAGATAATGTTTTAGACCCTGAGTTACACAAATGGATGTGCCAGGGGGTTATAGAGAACAAGTACTTTCCTTGGTACTTTCAACCAGTTACTGCTCCAAACCCCTCTCCGGCTCCTTATGGGTTCGCAGAGGGAGAGAGTCAGTCTAGTTACACTCATTTAGTATATTTAAATGAGTGGAGCGATTTTCACCATTATTTCAAGCCTTTACTAGAAAAGATCGAGACTACCCAGTTTTCTAGGGTTAAGATAAATAGTATACTAAAGCAGCCCAGCCCTAAACTGCATGGGTGGCATTTAGATCAAGCAAAAAAGGGAGAAAGCAGAGAAGACTTAAAGGTATCAATATACTACTTAAATAACAATAATGGGTATACTCTTTTAGAGGATGGTACTAGAATAGGCTCGGTAGCAAATAGACTTGTTACTTTTTCTAACACTATGTTGCATACTTGCGTTTCACAAACAGATGCAGATAGAAGATTTGTAGTAAATATAAATTATTATTAAGGAGTAATTATGGCATATTCAGAAAAGGTATTAGATCATTATAATAACCCACGAAATGTGGGTAAGATGGATGCTAACGATCCACATGTAGGAACTGGTATGGTGGGTGCGCCTGCTTGTGGGGATGTTATGAAGTTACAAATACGTATAGAAGATGACGTAGTCACAGACGCAAAGTTTAAAACTTATGGGTGTGGCTCGGCGATTGCTTCTAGCTCATTATTAACAGAATGGGTAAAAGGTAAAACTATTCATCAAGTAGAAGAAATTAAAAATACTGAAATTGTTGAAGAGTTGCAACTTCCACCAGTTAAGATACACTGCAGTGTTCTAGCGGAAGACGCAATCAAATCTGCAGTCAAAGATTATATAATTAAACAAGAAACCACAAAGGAACACAGATGAATAATAACGAAGACGAGGGTAAATTAGAACTGTCACTGCGCATTTTAGGAAACGAAATAATAGGGTTCAAAATGCTTGTAGATGATTTCAAAATGAAATGGATGCTATTAGGTATTGTAGCGATTGCAGCTATTAGTTTTGTAATGGTTCAGTTTGGCCCACAATTAATGGAGACATTCTCATGACGCCAAATGAACTTGGTATACAAATAGCAGATTTAATTACTCCATTTGTAGCAATGATGGTAGGTATTATTGTTGCTTTATGGATAAAAGATTTAGCTGTTAAAGCTGCCGCTGGAATGAGTTTTAAGTATTTCGGCCCTTTTAAAGAAGGAGATATTGTACAGCTTGACGGCAAGAAACATATGGTTATAAAAATAGGATTAATGAATACTATTTTTGGGCATAAAGATGCTGAACGAGGTTATATATGGAGATACGTTCCCAATCAAAAAATATCGGGTTTAAGATTGGGAAAAGTAGTTTCACATAGTACAAAAGATTAGTAACCTTGAACAGTAAATAACCGATAACCTAAGAAATATTCCACTTGACTTTTTGTTTAATTATGGTATAATTTTAAATTGTCAAGATGACAAAAGTTGAAAAGGAGATATTTTTATGGAAAAAGTTATCGGTTGGATTAAAGCTGGTACTCACGCAGGTCTATCATTAATTTGTTTAACGATAGTTCTACAGATAATTTTCGGTGGCTCTGTACCTTTCTTAGGTGGAGATGTTATTGCAACAATTACGGGTATCATTCATGATTTAGGTAGCGCAGGACTTGTAGGTCTATTGTCAGCGGCAGTAGTTTACAAACTGTTTACTAGCGAGTAAAAATAAGTTAGGCACACCACACAAGAGCCTTACTTCTACGTAAGGCTTTTGTTTATTAACAATAAGGAATATAAATGTTAGAAATTAGTAGAGAAAACGTATCTTCCGACAAAGTGTTAGATTATACGAAAGAAGATAGATTTATAAAATTACCTATCTTACAGTATTTAAACTTATTGGGTATAGAACCCATAAAATCTCAAATTGCATTAATCAATGCAGTCAACTCCCCAGATTACAGATTCATTGTAGCTGCCTTATCACGTAGGCAGGGTAAAACGTATATAGCAAACATTATTGGCCAGCTAGTCGCCCTAGTACCTAATGTAAATGTTCTAGTAATGAGTCCTAACTATTCACTCTCACAGATATCCTTTGATTTGCAAAGAGGATTAATTAAGCACTTCGACTTAGAAGTAGCTAAAGATAATGCAAAAGATAAGGTAATAGAATTAACTAATGGAAGTACTATCAGAATGGGATCAGTTAATCAGGTCGATAGCACCGTTGGTAGGAGTTATGATCTTATTATATTTGATGAAGCCGCGCTAGGTGATGGAGGCAAGGATGCTTTTAATGTTGCCTTACGACCTACTCTAGACAAACCTCAAAGTAAATGTATATTTATATCTACTCCTCGTGGACGTAACAATTGGTTTGCAGAATTTTATAATAGAGGATTCACAGAGGAGTACGATAACTGGGTATCCATAAGAGCTTCCTACCATGAAAATCCTCGATTTAGTAAAAGAGATATTGAAGACGCAAAAGCAGGTATGTCTAAGGCAGAGTTTAACCAGGAATACTTAGCAGACTTTAATACATTCGAAGGTCAAGTATGGAACTTTAATTATGAAACTTGTGTAGCTAATCTAGAAGAAATGGATACTTCTAATATGGAAGTATTTGCAGGTCTAGACGTTGGTTAC